TTATAAAGAATCATTTACTGGATGCCCGAATAAATGTTTATTCTGTAATTATAGCTGGAGTAGAGTCAGCACAGGAAATGAGTTTGGTTATGTGCAGTCATCACTAACTAACAATTTTACAAGCCCTGAATTGACTTGGAAACAAATGATGCTTTGGGATAATAAAATAGGTAGAGGTAGATCTGCTATTGATGGTTTTTCACAACGATTAAGATTCGCTTTTGGAAAAACAATAACAAACCAAGACATAATTGATGGAATTAATCACCGTGGAAGCTTTGAAGGTAATACGGTTTTGACTGTATATAATATAGGTAATATGCCAACAGAAAACAAAAATGATCTTATTGAATTAGAAGATGTTTTAAAAAAATGCGACCCACAAAATAGAGTTGTAGTAGTAGTCCACACCACCCCGTTCAGGCCATCGCCAGCAACGCCTATGCAGTGGGCAGAAGCTAAATTAATTCCAAGCTTTCATAAGGTAGGTGGTAAGTTTTTCTGTGACAGGGATAACCTACAACTATGCCATAGTCGGGGTAATGAATCAGCGTATTCTCACCTGCAAACGCTTGTAGTTGAAAGGGCAACGGTTGAAAGTGATAAGTTATTTCATGCATTGGCAACCAACAATAAACTTAATGGACTAAGAAAGCTTGACGCAATAAGGGCAATCAAAAAAAACTTTGACCTTAGTAGTTATTTGCGTCGATATGACATCGGAGATGAACCAACGTGGTTTCTTGAATCATATACTAGCAAAAAAAAGATGTGGAGCTTATGGGATGCAGGATTGAAAAAAGCTAATGGCTAAAAAAGAAATAACCATAGGCTCAATAAAAAAGAAAATCAAAGAGTTAGGACACGACAGCCTGACTGCCAGAGAAGCACGGGCATTGAACACGTTTAAGAAATTACAAAAGACAGCAACCAAAGCCACAGAGCGAAAAGGAATCACCCCAACCGACAACCTATCCGAGAAGGGCAAACAGAAACGAGCCTATGACCTAAAAGCCAAGCGAACAATGCGGGCGGCCGGTAGAGATATATTTATTCCACCAGTTGTCAATCCAGAGCGAAAAGAATCATGCCGGTATGATCTAAAGTTATTTTGCATAACCTACTTCATGGATAGATTTGATAAGCCATTCTGTAAAGACCATGACGATTTAATCCTAGCAATCCAGAACGCAGTTTTAAACGGAGACTTAAAAGGCTTTGCGCTCCCCCGTGGATCAGGTAAAACAACAATCTGCGAGGTCGGAGTAATATGGGCGGCGTTATATGGTCACAGTAAATTTCTTGTGATCCTAGCTTCCAACACGGCGGCCGCAGAAGAAGAGCTATTAGCGTCAATAATGATTACTATGGACACAACAGATGAACTATATGAAGATTTCCCTCATGCTTGCGCACCGATACGGGCATTGGAGGGCGAGAACAAGCGTTGTATAGGCCAAACATTTCAAGGACAACAAACTCATATACAATGGAAGAAAGCAAGGGTGATACTCCCGAAGATACCAGATAGCGAATGCTCAGAGACTATTATTGACGCAACCGGTATTCTTGGTAGGGTTCGGGGTAAAAAGCATACAACGAGCATCGGTAAAATTGTAAGACCGGACTTTGTTATGATTGATGATCCACAGACTGACGAATCTGCAGCAAGTTACAGCCAATGTGTTAAACGCTTAAAAGTAATCACCGGCGCAGTATTAGGAATGGCCGGACCAGGTAAATCAATCTCAGCCGTTATGCCTTGCACTGTCATTCAGCGTGGTGACATGGCTGATACCGCATTAGATAGAGAGCTTCATCCTGAGTGGCAAGGTACACGGGTCAAGATGGTTGAGAAATGGGCAGACGTTCACGATACCGAATGGTTGCAGACATACGCAGGACTGCGCCAAGAGGGGTTGCGAAACAGTGACGGGGGCGAAGCTGGCAATAAATACTACAGAGACAATCAAGCCATGATGGATAAAGGCTCGGTTGTCTACTGGGCCGAAAGATTCAACGAGGACAAGGGCGAAATTTCAGCTATTCAAAATGCATACAATTTATTAATCGATCGTGGCGAGTCAATCTTTCAAGCTGAATATCAAAACGACCCGCTTGAGGAATTTGCTGGACAGGAAAAGCAGTTGACCGAAAGAGAAATACACGCAAGGGCAATTGAGCCAACGAAGCGAAGAGAAGTTCCGCTAGGCTATGAGACATTGACAGCATTCATTGACTGTGGCAAGGGAACGCTCCATTATGCAATAGTAGCAGCCGGTGATTTCTTTTCGTCTTGTATTATTGATTATGGTAAGTATGAATTTAGTACAGGAGGTAAATCTGGCGGTATCGAGGGGCATTTATATACTGCACTTGAAAACCTATGTAATTTAATTTTACCAAAAAACTATCCTTGCGCAAATGGAACCGAACACAAGATATTACAGATTGCGATAGATGCCGGTTGGCAGACTCAAACAGTTTACAGGTTTACCCGCAACAGCCAGTTTAGTAATTCAATGAATCCGTATATGGGGCAGTCGCACGAAGGGTTTAGAATACCGAGAAAAACACCCAAGGCCAGAAGTGGTGACGCTTGGTTTGTTCAGAGGACAGCCAAGAAAGAGGCTTTACTATTCCATTCAAACGTTGACTTTTGGAAAAGTTTTGTTGAAGAACGGTTCAGAGTTCCAATAGGTGGCCGTGGTGCATTAACAATATTTAAACGCCATCATCCAGAATTTTGTGGTCACATGGTAGCTGAGAAACGAACGATGAAGACAGCCAAGACGGGGGAAGAGTATGCAAAATGGGAACCGAAACCAGGCATGGCAAACCATTGGCTTGATTGCGTGGTTGGTGCTTGCGCTATGGCTCACTATATGGGCGTCCGGTTGAGCATAGAAGAACAAGACGAACATAAAAAAGGCAAAGAGAAGAAACGGGTATCATTTGCTTCAATGGCTAAACAAGGGGGGGTATAGTTTTGGCAAAGGACAGAACAATAGTATCATTCAAAGACATGGCACTGGATCCGGGAGTCAGCAAAGGTATTGCTTGTCCCACATGCGGATGTGTCCGGTCTTCGGTGGTATGGGTGCGTAAATTCGACGGACTAGCCAGACGATCAAGAAAGTGTGGAAACCCCTCATGTGGCCGTCAATTCGTAACGCACGAGACAACAACACAGTAAAAATCATACCAAATATTACATATATGACATAAATTTACTATCATTCAAAAAAGTCTTTGCAATGACCTTGTGAGGGCTTTAACTTTATACTATCTAGGTATAGAGGAATAATTTATGGCAACAGCAGCGGTAATTCTGACCCAAATTGATGACGCAATATCAGCGAACTTATTGGCTGGTGGTGCAACTGAGGTTTGGATTGATGACAGGAAAGTAAAATACTCTCTTGACGAACTTAGAAAATTAAGATCAGAATTTGCCAGACTTGCTAATACAGCATCTATCGGCTCATCATTCCAATCTGCGGCAATGACTTTCGGGGATACTCGCTAATGAGTATTTTCAGCAGCGTTTCCAAATCATTCAAAGCGACAGTAAGTTTTATCAAGGCCGGTTATGATGTTGCCAATACTACGGCCAGAAATAAAAACTATTATGCCACAGCTAAAAATTTAAGCGGTGACGATGTAGCCAGCCCCGCGGTTAGATCGACTCTCAGAAATCGTGCAAGATACGAATACCGAAATAATACATACCTTCAAGCAATGTTAAACGGCAGAGCTTCCGATGTTGTTGGCCGTGGTGCAAGGCTACAATTAAACATGCCTAACGATGAACAACTTGCCGAGAAAATCGAACGAACTTGGATAGGTTGGTCAAGGGCTGTTAATTTTGCTGAGAAATTAAAGCTTGCCGAAAAAGAGGTTGGTGTAGCCGGCGAAGCTTTCCTTGTTTTATCGAATAATCCAAAGATTAATCATCCAATTAAATTAGATATTACACTTGTTGAAGCTGAACGGGTTACTTCTACTTCTAACACTGCAAAACTTTTAAATCCCAAATATATTGATGGCATTCTGTTTGATGATATTGGTAATCCGGTCAGCTACGACATTCTTAATGAAAACCCTGGCTCTACACTTGCCACTGATGCAACAGCGTCAACAACCTATAAAGCGTCAATGGTCTATCACTGGTTTGACAAGGACCGGCCGAGCTTGCATAGGGGCGTTCCGGCAATCACTCCAGGGCTTCAACTATTTGGCTTTCTCAGGCGGTATACTCAGTCAGTAGTATTGGCCTCCGAGACTGCAGCCGATAACGCATACACATTAGAGGCAAGTACCACCGATGCTGAATTAATTACCGAGGGATTACCGTTTGAGACACTCCCCCTTGAAGCCGGGACTATGACGGTTATGCCATTTGGTTATAAAGCCGCACAAATGAAGCCAGAGCAACCTACAAACAACTATCCAGACTTTAAACGCTCATTAATTGTTGAAATAGGGCGTTCATTTGGTCTTCCTGCGCACGTATCTCTTGGTGATTCGTCAGGGTACAATTATGCGTCAGGTAGGCTTGACAAGCAGGAATATTACAAACTGGTTATAGGCCGTCAAACAAGGGTTGAATTGACTATTTTAGACGGTATTTTCTTCGATCATTGGCTAAAAGAGGCTTCATTAATACCTAGTTTATTCAGCTTATCACCACTAAAAGCGGAAGAAATGCGCACTTTCGGCGTAAATGAGTGGTACTGGGATGGTTCTGAGCATGTTGACCCCGTGAAAGAGGCAAATGCACAAGATACCAGACTTTTAAACCGGATGACAACATATAAAGCAGAATACGCCAAAATGGGCAAAGATTACCGGGAAGCGTTCCAGCAGATAGCGGAAGAAAATAAACTGATGGATGAGCTTGGTATAACCGTTGAGGACGTTCAAATTGATCAAACGGAGGTAGTTGATGAAGAAGAAAAATAGGAAAATGAAATCAAAAAAGGTTCCACACATCGAAAACATTAAGTTTGTAGCCGGTGCCGGAAGTGTTTCCATAATTGCGGCTGCACAAGCAGAAGATGGCGAGACGCAGGAGCCAAAAAAGATTGAAATGCTTGCATATACCGGCGGTGTAATGGCTGTTAGTTATTATGGTGATGTTGTTATTGATCTTGCAGGAATGGAAATTCCAAGCGGTGCAATACCCCTATTCCGTGACCACGATCCAGAGCGTATTATCGGTCATGGTACAGCAACAATAAAAGATGGTCAGTTAATAGTTGCTGGTATTGCCAGTGTTGATAACGACCTTTCCAGAGAGTTTATCCAGAGCAGTGAAACTGGCTTTCCTTGGCAAGCTAGTCTCGGAGCTAATCCGGTAGTAGGCGGAATTGATGAACTTGAAAAAGGCGATACTATAAAAGTAAACGGCCAAGAAGTAGCTGGCCCGGCAATGATTATAAGAAAGTCAAAACTAAAAGAAGTTTCAGCGGTTCCATTAGGAGCCGATTCTAATACCGTCAGCAAAGTTGCGGCGTGTTTTGTTAATTGCACAGAGGAGAACATTATGAGTTATGAGGCATGGTTGAAAGCTGGCGGATGGGATGTTGAGAACCTTTCCGATGAGCAAATGAAAACTCTCAAGGCTACTTTTGAAGCAGAAGGTAACGAACCCGAAGGCAAAAAGGTTGCAGAAGGTAACGAACCCGAAGTCAAAAAGGTTGTTGCAGCGGCTCCCGTAGTCGATGTTGATGGCGCAATCAAGGCCGAACGTGTACGAGTTGCAGAAATAACAGCCGCTTGTGATACCGAAGGTCTTGATGAAGAATCGGCAGTTAAAATGAGTGAAGTTAAAGCTTCTGCACTTGCAGACGGTGACGATCTCGCATCTGTTCAAGCTTCTGCATTGAAGATCGTTCGGGCAAGTCGAGCAACTTCTACTTTTGCTATTAATTCCGGTAAATCTGATCTTGGTAACAAGGGTATTGAAGCCGCAATTCTTATGCAGGCCGGTCATACCGATACTGATCTTGGTAAGAGTTACAAAGATGAGGATCTTGAGGCTGGTTACAAGAATCGTGGCCTTGGTATTAAAGATCTTATGCGTATCTGTTGTTCAAATGAAGGTATTGCAGTTCCTATGGCATTCGGTAACGGTACCGAAACCATTCGTGCGGCATTTACTACTACATCTCTCTCCGGTATTCTTTCCAACGTTCTTGGTAAAGAATTGCTTGCTGGTTATGAGTCTGTAGAAAATGTTAGTTCTAAACTTTCCGGAACTCGTTCAGTTAATAACTTCCAACAGGTATCAAGTTATCGTGTTGTAAGCGAAGGCAAGTGGGAAGTTGTTGCACCTTCTGGAAAGATCACTCATGGCGAGATTGCAGAAAATAGCTATACCAACCAAGCTAAAACTTACGGCGAGATAATCACTCTTAACCGTCAGATGATTATCAATGATGATCTCGGCGCATTGACAAGTTTGGCAAGTGGTATGGGTAGAGGTTATGCTCTCACCAAGGAACAGATTTTCTGGGGCGTTGTTAAGGCTAATGCAAACAGTTTGTATTCTGGCGATAATAGCAATCTTAATACTAGCAATGGTTTTGATGCTGCTGGTCTTGTTGCTGCGGTTCTGGCAATGGAAACTCTGACTGATGTTAAGGGCAACCCAATTAACGTTCAGGCTAAGAGTATTGTGGTTCCTTCTGCTCTAAAGTTTACTGCACAACAGCTGATCGGTTCTGCTCAGTTAATGGCTACTGGCGATACAGACACCACCAACATTCCAATGTCTAACCCGTTCAACAACCGTTATGAAGTTATCTCAAGTCCTTACTTAGATAGCTCAATCGGTGGAGCCGGAAGTGCTACAACTTGGTATCTGTTCGCAGATCCCGCCGCTGTTGCGTCTTATGAGTTCGCATACTTGAATGGTGTCAGTGAACCAACTATCCAGACTGCGGATACTGATTTTGATACTCTCGGTATGTCATGGCGTGGTTATGGTGACTTTGGTTTGGGTGAGCAAGATCCTAATGGTAGTGCGAAGAATACTGCATAGTTTACGCTTATGGCGTGTTGTTAAAATAGTGGGTTAGCTCTCCCAAATTGAGGGAGAGCAACCCAACACACTTATTAAATTTGAAGGAGTTATAAAATGGCTGCAAACAGCTTTGAAGCAAAAAGAGTATTGGACGGAAGTGGAATGTCCATCAATCATACACCGGCAGGCGCACTTGACGCTGGTGAAGTTGTAATAATCGGTGATAGCATTCTCGGTATTGCCGAAGTCGCTATTGCCGCAGGTGTTGAGGGTTCATTGTCCATGGATGGTGTTTTTGACATGGCTAAAGAAGCAACTAACGATACTTTTACTGCTGGCGATCTGGTAGCGTGGGATATTGCAGATAATACCATTATCGCTATTGCAGAAGCTACAACTGGCGATAAGGGTTGTGGTCAGGTAACAGCTGATGCGGCCGCTACTGATGCAACCGTTGAAGTTCTGGTATTCCCGATTGCTGTTGTTGTTACAGCAGGATCTTGATTTATTATTTAACTGAATAAGGAGCCTGGGGGAGCAATCTCCCAGGCTATCTATTATGGTTACATCTCCATTTGCTAGAGCTATTGACATATTGCAGACACATTATGCATTTACGCTTGATTGTTCATACGCAAGGGCGAATGAAACAACCATAGATTCAATTGTAATGACCGAGGGAAGAACGACAGGCGATATGGTAGAAACTTACAATATGCTTGTACCAGAATCAATGTCTGTGTTTTACATTCAGCAATCATTAATTTTATTTGATTCTGTCGTATCAGTACCAAGAGCCGGTGATACAATTACCGTGTCCGATGGAACCGTTTATAAAGTTCATAGTTACGAACCAAGCCAGTCAAATATCGATT